CTCCCAGAATTCTTTCCAGGTAATTGCTTGAGCAGGAGTTGCTGCAAGTAGCAGAGCAGTAGCGGCGACCAGTAGTTTCATCAATCTTCAGCGGCGAGAGCGGCGAAATAGTCAAGGTCAGGACCATCATCTGCCTTGTTTAACTCTTCAATCTTATCACCAAACCCACTGGGTGTGGGGGTTGAAGATGCCAGAGGAGCAGCTGTCACAAGACTGTCAGCATACACTTCTTCTTCAGACTCATCACGACTGCGGACCTGAGTGCGACCCTTGTTAAGGACCATATTCAGACGCTCTTCCAACTTCTCATAGGACTTGAATGAATCAGGATTAGTAAACTCTTTGAGAGAATGCTGGGACTTCCAGATTTCTTCGAGTCGATCATCATCAAACCCACCAAGAGTAGCAGGTGCTGCGAAGTCAGACTTATCATAATTCCAGTATCCACCAATGGTTTGGATTTTGATACGGAAGTCTGATCCTTGCCACATATCAAAAGGATTGACAGGAGTCTCATCCTCAAACTGTGGTTGCATGGAGGAGACCACCTTGTCGTGGATCTTCTTACCATACTTGTAAAGGAATACTTTACCTTCGTTTTGAGGATTCAGTTGATCCTTAACGACATAGATGTTGCTGTAGTAAGAGAGTTTACGCTTTTGCTTACGTGCAATCTCTTTATCAGAATCAATCCCACTATTCCACAGGGTGCGATTCAACTCACCGACTGGATCTTTTTGATTCATAGTGGTGAGAGAGTTTTCAATATACCAACCACCAGGACCTTGAAATGCGTGGCTCCACACTTGTGCCCATGGAAGGTCTTCACCATCAGGCTCAGGCAGGAATCGGATAACGGCATAACCGTTTCCAGACTTGTCCACTCCAGGTTTCCAGAGACGCTCATCAGGACCTGCACCCTGTGGCTTGGACATCTTCTCAATTTGCTGAGTCAGTTTATCAAATGTGCCTGAGCCCTTCTTGAGACTTGCGAATGACATGTGTTTCTCCGTTGTGTTTGTATTGTGGTATGTTTGTGTGCCACCAACGTATGATGACACAGTATTTAGGTCTTGTCAACCTGCTGTGTGCGGTTTATAATGAGCACACGCTCACCGTCATGGGTGAATTGGAGGTCGTCGTCTGGACTCCAGCACAACTCCTCATAGATGTCATCCAGACGTTGCATGTCCTCCCATAGTGCGTTAGGATTCGTCATTTTTTAACTCCTTACGCCATCCCTGTAGTTTATCTTCCATCTGTTGGAGAATCATCATCAGATTCATTCCGCCAGAGTATTGTTCCGACAATAGATCGATGCGATCCTTTACGAATTTGGCATCCTCATTCTCTTCATCATCAGGATTGACACCATGAGATGCCAATGCCAAACGAGAGTAAAATACTTTCTGCTTGGCAATCAACTCCAGTGTCTTCTCAACATGCTCTAGTCTCTGTTCTGGATCGAAGTCCTGAAGACCAGCAGACATCTTCAAGAGGTCTGTATAAACCTCTTGAATCTCTTCTATCTCTTTGTGGACGACATCACTCTTGAAAAAATCGTTAGTCATAGTGGCAGTATTCCTCTGCTTGTTCGTTTTATGTAATTAAGTTGCTGAGCATCCCACTTAATCTTATCCTTTAAAGGTTTTGAGATGAGTTTACTAACAATTTCAACTTCGATCTCAAACTCTTCACAAATAGATGTGACTGCTTCAATATAATTTATAAGTCCTTGACTTTGCTTAACTCTTGACTCAACAAGAGAGGTAAATTTACCCTGAGTCATAAACTTTTCTTCAATTTCTTTCATCACTTGGTGCCCTCCACGTAGTAACGGTAGTCTTCAATCCAATCGATGAGTGTATTGATGTATGGTATCTTATCATACTTTTGGACCACTTGCATGTCACCTTGCTCGGATACTGAGATTGTTACAAGTTTATCAACTTCAACACCAGTCATCTCGTAATACATGTATGCATACGCTGACTCTTGGACGAAGTATGACTCAAGATACTCTTCTTTCTTCAATCGAGTAGTAGTTTTGAAGTCAATGATTGCTAATTCGTTGTCAAACTCAGCAATACAATCAACACGACCAGCAATGCCGAGCTTATTAGAATGAAGAGGGGCTTCAATAGCATGGATATTCCCAATACGATCAAGGTCCTTACGAGCAAACCTAAAAAGGTACGAGGGAAGACCCTCGCTTTTTTTAACTTCTTCCAATTCATTCTTAAGATAGTGCTCCACAATGTGATGATACTTTGTGCCACGCCACGACGCAGCACGTCGGATTCTTTCTGCTTCAGTGAAACCTACACGCTTTTCCCAAGCAAGAATACCCTGCTTAGTATGATGACCGACAACAGTTGTGACGCTAGGCATCCAACCGATATCGGTCTTATAGAATCTTCCATGATTCAATGTCCTACTTTCTAACTCTTCGAGTGGAGAAGCAGGACCGACATAATTAAACATTCACATTCCCATGTTGATTTTAGATACAAGATACTCTTTAACCAAACCAGATCTCACGATGTCTTCAATACCAAATTCAACACAGTCGAATGATGGCATGGAGTCAAGGATCTTCATGAAGTCTAGCACACCATTCCTTTCATTGCTCTTAACGAGATCGGACTGGGTGTAGTCACCTGAGAAGATGATCTTGGCGTCTTCACCAACACGAGTGATGATTGAGTCAAGCTCGTGGAAGTTTAGGTTACTGAATTCATCTACTATTATAATGCACTTGTCAAGGGTCACACCACGAATGAATGAGGTAGACCAGAATGAAATGGTTTCTTGTGCTCTGAGGTTGTCATACAGTGCCTCAAATGAATTGTCATCAGGCATCTCAAACATATACTTCACCATATTCTTATAAGGAATCTGGTAAAGGTTACTCTTATCTTCATGGTCACCAGGTAGGAAACCAATCTCTCTAGTAGGCACGAGAGATCGGACCATGTATACTTTCTCGTATGGAGACTCAATGTCCATAACCTCACGCAATGCTAGGTAAAGACTAATGAAAGTCTTACCTGTGCCAGCAGCACCATGCAAAACCAGATTCTTACCCTCACTATATGAGTTAAAGATTCTTTCCTGATTATCAGTAAGAGGATTAATATCCTTCAGATGATCAAGGTTAATAGGTTTCTTTCTTCTCATCTGCTTTGCAGTCATAGCCTTAGTCGAGCGGCGTCGAGTCTTGGTCTTTGGAGTTGAGGTCATACTTTAGGTGTAACGGGATAGATTTGCTACTGGGTGTTGGGCTTGCATCTTCTGCATAACCTCTTTAAAACCATCCGACTGTTTAGGCTCGCCGTAGGTTGTGCCTGCGACACCTGCCTGCCAGTCTTTATCCCAGTCAGGGTTATCTTTGCGCCATTGATCATACTTGACCATTGACATATTAAACTCTTGTTTCTCTCCCGTAGTCTTATTTACTACGTTATATGTAGGCATTAATCAATCCTCAGTGCTGGTTGTAGGCAGTCTTCATAGTCATCAGGACAGTCACAGTCTTCACACCAGTCCATTGCCTTGGCAACGATAGGAAACTTACAACTGAAGTGTCCCTTACATAACTCGGCAATCTCCATGTGCTCTTTCTGTGTGCCATGAGCAGATCTTAATTCTATATAATGGATCCATGAACGCACAGAGCCTGTCATAAAGATTTTGGTAGGCGTAGCGAGAGGCAGCACAAAACGAGCACACTCTTTAGCAATACCACGATGCAGTAATTCGTTATAGAGATCCATACCTTCGTTAAAGTATTGTGAGATCCTTCCTTGGAGAAACGCTTTCTCCTGATCATCAACGTCATCATTAGAATTCTGACGATTCTTAGTGTCCTGAGAGCGAAGGTCAGGGACAGGGATCGACTCGGCAAGTAAATTTGTGTCGGCATACCGCTGCGAAAACTCTTGATACGTGAAGGACCTATGCCTCAAGATCTGAGCTGCCAATCCCCTCGTGGTATTTATTTCAAGGGTCATGAATGCCTGCTCAAATACTGACCAGTGACCATGCTTGATGCAGTATCGTAACAGACCTGCTACCTCAGGGTTTCTCTGATTGTTAGGGTTACTTACCCTAGCAACATAACCCATGTGTCTCTCAGCATCAGGTGTTGAGGACACGTAGCAGACTTTAGGTGTAGATATTGTTACAGTTGGTTTGGTCATCAATTTCCTCTAATCAATTTGGAAATTATAATAATTCCCATGGACT